GTATTCTGGATGTTTATTGGAGATAAGATGAATTGCTTTACTAGCCTCTTTACAAAACACCGCAATCGAAAGCGAAGCTCTCCATCGCGGTTCGTCCATAGTTTCTTGTCGACTAATGATGTCAAAAAGCTGAGCACATCCAACCCCGTTGTGGGTCTTGTCTAAAATAATCTTGAAGCTACTGGTGCCGTTGTCGATGAGTGACTTTGTAATCGGATCTATGTCGTGGGGTAAAAAATATTTTTGATGCGTTTCTTCTCCAATCTTGTCTATAAAAAACTGTAAGTTTTGTGCAGTATAGGTATCGCTGACAATCTCTACTAACGTAGGAGTGCTTTTGTAGTGTGTGGTATACGGCATCCGTAACACTGCAGATGGATTACTAGTGATATTTGGATCAACATGAAAATTCTCCTGTGCCGCACGGGTAGCCAATTTCCATGCTACTTTTTGCCACTGCTCTTTAGCAACTGCTTCAGTAAGGGGCCAATATACATGCATCCCTCTACCACTACTTACAATAATCGGACGAGGCAAAGATAACGTACGACAAAATGTTATGAGCGCTTGCAGCCCTTCCGTTTGCGATGGGTAGGGTTTGCCTGCACCACAATCAACGTCCATAAAAAACGCTTTGAAGAAAGCGGCATTGTTCGCTACCCGGGTGCCTTTTTTATTAAAAGTACCTAGCGCAAAATAAACATCCCACCCTGTGGTCTTTGCGCTCTCTCCCGCCAAAACTAATTCGTCAAGACTGTCGTAAAAAAGTTGTCTATGTTGACATTTTGGCCTAGCTCCTTTTAGTAATAACGCTACGTAAACCCCTCTATCCGCTAATACGGTATTAAAAAATTCTATGGTATTCATGGCCGCACCTAGGCCGCAAAGAAAAACAGGGCGACAGAACCCCTGCGGCTGGGGTCTTTTCGATCCGTCGATCTAGTCGCCCGTGGCCAGACTAATCGTCAAATTCTTTAAGCAAATCAGCTAGTTTGTTATCAAGCTGAGCTTTAGGCGCGACGACTTTAGGCTCTGCAATCGGTGCAGTAAGAGCAGCGGGAGCTGTCTCCTGAGGCGTGATGTTAAGCGTGATAGCGGCAAGTACTTCAGAACTGTCTTTCAACTCCTTTACAAGCTCAAACTCCTCTTGCGTCACAGGGCGTATCGGCTTAAAGATAAGTTTAGATGCGTTGCCTGAAGCTGTATCAAACTTTATCTCGGTAACCACACCTGTGATAGGCACCCTGTGTGAAGCAAGATGCTGAGCATAGGCTTGAAGCGCCATCTTACCGTTCTCTATTGGAGGGAAGATGCTGGTCGCTGACAAGCTTAATTGATAAACAAATTTGTTAGGTTCGTGCTCGGGTATCACTGCCAGAAGCCGACGATAGCGGCAAGCTCGACTATCACCCTGTCCTGAGCCCCGAACGTTCTGGGGGCAATCAATGCATCTCTTAGCTTGGGGTGACATAGAACGTTCGTCAGGTGTAATCCCGTCGTTAGAGTAACACACAGGAGCGGAACTCTGTCCTTTGACATAAGCCGAAGCGTAATACTCTCTCTGGTTATGGGGGGCAGCATTGACAATGATGACGTTCATTGCTCGATCTTCATTAACTGCTACTTCTTTACCATTGACCAGCATACGAAACACGCCGCCTTCAATCGAAATTCTACGGCGGCCACCTAAATTGGAAGCAGTCAATGCTTCCGTAACACCGTCAGAAGCCCCCCGAAGATACTCAGGAAGACCAGTTTTAAAAATTGATAGTGCTGTAGTCATCATAACTCCTTACATGTCTGTGGAATCTGCGATAGGCTGTGAAACTACCTCTCGTTTTTTACTATGCTCAATCAATGCCGCCTCTACTTCCGGCAGCCGAAAACGGTACACGTTGCCAACCTTCACACAAGGGATTAGGCCAGAACGCGCCCATATTCGTGCTGTTGCTTGCGATACTGAAAAGTACGCAGCTATATCATTAAGTTTAACAAATGGTGTTGTTTCCATCACTTTCTCCGTATGGTAACTGAATACTCGCTATCAACTTTAAGACCAGAAGGTATAAGATCTGGATTAGCCTCAAAGAATTCACGAGCGTTGGTTTGATGAACCCGCTTTTCAAGAAGCTGCGGGAGGTTATGCGTGACAACGAGGTTATGAAACGCCTCCCAGTCACTAGTCCAGTATTTTCGATCCACAGTCCGGTAAACTACCCCTTCCGCAGTCGACATACTTTCGACATTCTGAGCGCACATCCGTGCCAAAATTATGTGCTTAATGTACGCCATCTTATCAGATAAAGAATCATACTCTGTTTTATATTTTTGAGTAAGCTCTTCTCTTTTAGAACGTATTTTAATGTACGTCTGTACAATTTTATCAATTTGTATTGAAGTTTCAAGTTCCATGTTGTACTCTCCAGTATTGTGAAGACTGTCTATATTAGCCAAATCACGACCGTTTGTCAAGTAGGGTGTTGTACAAGGTTATGAGTTGCGCATGAGCCGTAATTTTGTTATCAAGTAGTTGATACAAATGTTGCTCTACAGGGCTACCCACTAGTCTTACCACCGTTACCTTGTTTTTCTGCCCCGGCCTATGGACCCGAGCGTTAGCCTGCGCGTATGTTTCCAGCGAAGTTGTAGGCCCCCACCATACTATGGTGTCCGCAGCGGTTAGAGTTACCCCATGCGCTGCGGCCTGCGGCTGGATAAGAAGAACTTTAAGGGGGTGGCTGAAATTCTGAAAGCCATCAAATATCTTGGCGCGTTTAGATACCGACACAGAACCATCCACCACTTCAGACACAATCTTTAATTTATGTAGTTCATTCTGTAACATCTCAATCGTATGTTTAAACGGAACAAACACCAACACTTTGTGCAGCGCTTCTTCTATAACTTCTACAAGAGCTTTGAACCGCTCCGAAACATCAAACTGCACTATGGCCCCATCGTCCGTATAAACTACTCCACACGCCACTTGTAGTAGCTTATTAATAGCCACCGCTGCGTTGACAGCCGTAACCACTTCTCCACTAGCTGTCATCGTCATATTGTGTTTAAGAAGTTTGTAGTACTTCTTTTGCTGCGCGGACATATTGATGTTACGACGTACATACAACACATCCGGCAAATCCAAACACTCTTTTTTGGTAAACCGAATAGCAGGTTGCAACGCTTCAAATACTGTTTCTTTTGCGTTTGGTTTAGGTTCCCACTTGAACCGGGATACCTGAAACATCACCATATCTTTGAAGGCCCCGTAGAACTTAGGTACTTTCAACGGCGAAACCAGTTTGGCAAGTCCGTAAGCATCTATAGGAGACTGCGCAGCAGGGGTGCCCGTGAGCATCCACAGCCACGTGTCGGGCTTCAAAAGTCTAGCTAAGGTGCGCCAACGTTTAGTCTGCGGGTTCTTGTATGCGTTGGCTTCATCCACCACAATTAAATCAAAGCCACCGTTGAAGATCTCTTTAGCTACAATATCAACTCCATCGTAGTTCACGATAATAAATTCAACGGTGGACTGAACGACAGCTTTACGCCTGGGAGCAGTTCCATGCGCAACCCCTACAGTGCGATGCATGGCAAAAGTAAAAAGATCTTTTTTCCATGCAGAGATCATGACTGACAAAGGACAAATAACCAACACCCGGTTGATCTTGCCTAAAGTCATCAAGTAGTCTGCCGCCCATATTACGGAAGCAGTCTTCCCTGTCCCCTGCTCGTTAAAACAAAACGCTCTACGGTGCAGGGTCAAGAACGATGAAGTTTTTTTCTGGTGTGAAAAAGGTACGTGGCCTCCGGGCCATGTGTAGTCCCGTAAAATAGGAGACGGTACATTTTTGATGCTGAGCCCCCGCAACAGGGCGGCCTCATCAAAACCCCACTTAACAAGAACTTTGCCACCGTCAACCAACTTACTATCAGTGATGTTTGACAGGACTGCGTGGGGGTCTTTTAATCGTAACAGCAATGCCTTATTTTGAATAATTTCCATGCGCTCTCCATTATTTAATTTCCCGTTTACTTTTTTCTGATACCAATGCGCTTTTACTGTTACGTCGAAAAGATCGATTGGTTGCAGAAGCTTCTATAGAAAAACCATCTTTATTAGATCCTCCTTTACTAATGGGTTTATGGTGAGCTACATCTTTACCTTCACGTCGATCTGCCTTACCGTTGGCGTTTGTATCAGGTTCATTCTTGTCAATGGCCCGTCGAGCACGTTGACGTTCAAGCTTGCCTGCAATATCACCACGCTCTTTCTGCAACTGGTACTCGTGTTTATAAGGCCGAGATTTGTTTACGTAAGGCATCAGATGTTCCTCCCATTATACAAACACTTTACAACAGGGCA